AAAAAGTTGTGTGAGGCGAAAGGTTTTGATATTTTACCGTATCATTCACTAAAATCAAAACCGTTCCCGATTATTCATAATGACTGGATTATCCACAAAGTACCGTTTCTTTAAATGGGCGGTAACTACATGCTATCATCAATAATCATACATAACATCATGATAAAATTTTGGAATGCACAAATTAAAATTATGACAAAATGAAAAACTTAAACTACATAAGAAACTGTCTTTGTATAATTACAATAATATATATTTATGCAGTTTTAACCAATAATAAACCAAAAGAACAACCCAAACAACCCAACCCTTATTTTTGGTATGAAATAGGCATAATCAAGGCAAATGAGCAAATAAGTAAGTCAAAGTATCTCACTGAGTACGAAAAGAGAAAAATATGGCTTCAAATTGACTCGGCAAGAAAAGCGGATAGTATTAATATTTCAAAATAAACGTTTTCCTGACATCGAGGAAACGGTAAAACTTAAAAACAAAGTTATGAAAAAATATGTAATAGGCATTATAATAGGACTATGGTTAGCAAATTTAATAATTTATATTGCTAAATATTTTGTCTAATTAATTTGCAGTTTAAAATAAAAAGACTATATTTGCATTACCGATTGACACCGGGATAACCTGAGATAAAATGAAAAATTTTACAAAACATACACCCGATTAGGGACAATTATCCGAAAGTGAGGTTCTCAGGCCGTGTCAACACTTCGGATTTTTTGTTTTTAATCGGGTTTTTACATTTTATATATGGAAAACTTAACCGATTTTACATTTTATGCTGCAGACTGTTTTTCTGGAAAAAGAAGACCTATAACAGTCAAAGCATTTAACAAAAGACATGCTTATAATAAGGCAAAGTTTAAGCTTTATGAAACTGAGGTTTTACTTGATATTTAGATTATGGCACTATCATATAAAGAACAGTTAACACATCCTAACTGGCAACGAAAGCGACTTGAAATATTTCAGCGTGACAATTTTGCTTGTACTATTTGTGGCAATACTGAACATCAATTGCAAGTACATCATTTGTATTATTTGCCTGAAATTTTAGCATTTAAAATTTTAACTTCAAAAATTAATACTTTTGATTTAATTCAAATAATAGGAAGGACTTAAATATGGATGTTTTTAGTTTATCTCGTGCATGGTTTGATTTTTCTTTTGAAAATCCTGAAAAGATAAAACCAACTCATACAGCATTATTCTTTTTTGCTATTGAACATTGCAATAGGTTGGGTTGGAAAGAAAAATTTGGCCTACCTACTCAAATGGCAATGGATGCTATTGGCATTAAAAATTGGCGTACATATTCATCAGCTTTTGAAGAAATTGTTAATTGGGGGTTTTTTAAAGTTTATGAAAGAAGTAAAAACCAATATAGTGCTACTGTAATTGGTATTGTAAATAATACAAAAGCAACTACAAAAGCATTATCAAAAGCAATACAAAAGCATAGTCAAAAGCAAAGCAAAAGCATTGCAGTTATAGATATACCTATTAACCAGAAACCTATTAACATATTAACAAATAAAAAATGTTTGATGAGAAATTCTGAAATTTTTGATTACAATATTTTTTATCAAAAAATTGATGAAAAATATAAAAAATACGATTTAGAATATTATCATGCAGCAATTTTAAATTGGTCAGACAGTAAGGGTAAGATGGCTATAGATTGGATAGCGACAATTAGAGGCGCAATACTTAGAGATGAAAAAGAAGGAAAGGCTAAAATGGCAACAATTGTTAAATCAACTAACCCATACAACGAATTTCTTAAACCAGAATACAGATGAAAGTAACATCTAAAAATACAGGCGAAACTTTTGAAATAGACTTTAGAAAGTTCAGAGGTGAAGAACAAACAATTTGCCCGGCTTGCTCTCATACACGTAAAAAGAAAAATGATAAGTGTTTTTCGTGGAATCACGATAAACAGCAAGGCCATTGCTTCAATTGTAATGATGCTTTTTACATTCGCAGAAAATTAGAAGAAAAAAAACAATATGCAGTCCCTGACTGGTCAAATAGAACGGAATTAACAGACAAAGCTGTAAAATGGTTTGAAGGACGTGGGATAAGTCAATTTACTTTAAATGAAATGCAAGTAACTGGGGGTATTGATTGGATGCCTGAATTTAATAAAGAAATTGAAACTATCCATTTTAACTATTTCAGAAACGGCAAATTAGTAAATATTAAATATAGAGGGGCAAATAAGAGTTTTAAAATATATAAGGATGCTGAACTAATTTTGTATAATTTGGATGCGATTATAGGGCAAAAAACGGCTATAATTTGCGAAGGTGAAATTGACCAGCTTAGTTATTTCGAGATAGGTTTTAGAAATTGCGTATCAGTTCCAAACGGTGCAAGTAATTTTAATTTTATCGATAATTGTTTTGAGTACATTGAGCCGCTCGAAAAAGTTTATATTGCTACTGATAACGATGAGGCTGGCATAAGGTTAAGAAATGAACTAATAAGGCGTATCGGGGCAGAAAAATGTTTAATTGTTGACTTCAAAGACTGTAAAGATGCTAATGAATACCTTTGCAAACATGGAAAAGAAGAGCTTGAAAAAACTATAAAAGAAGCAAAAGAAATACCAGTCGATGGAATAGTTTACCTTGCTAATGTGTATGATAATATGTTAGCTACTTTTAGAAATGGCAAGAAATTTGGAACATCAACATATTTCAATATATTAGACAATCATTGGAAGTGGAGAGGCGGAGAGGTTAATATTTGGACTGGTTACAATAATGAAGGTAAAAGTTGTTTTCTTTCTCAACTTGCAGTAAATAAAGCAAAATTTGAAAATTGGAAATTTGCAGTTTTTTCAGTTGAAAACTACCCTGTTAGTGAGTATTACGATGAGCTTATTCATTGTTATACAGGGAAATCAACAGATAAAAGATATTTAAATGTAATGTCTGAGCAAGAATACTTTGAAGCAGCTGAATTTGTGCATGAGCATTTTTTTGCAATAATGCCAGAGGAGAATTTTCAAATTCAAACCATACTTGAAAAAATGCAATGGTTAATAAGAAAATATGGTGTTAATGCTTGTATTATAGACCCGTATAACCAAATAGAGCATCATATGTTAACAGGAGAACGGGAGGACTTATACATAAGCCGTTTTATGAGCAAATTGAAAAAATTTGCAGTTGATAACGATATTAGTATGAACTTAGTAGCGCACCAAGTTACACCGCAATTTGCAGGAAAAGAAAACTATCCACAGCCTGATACGTATAAAATAAAAGGCGGTGGAACGTTTGCCGATAAGGCTGACAATGTAATAGCAGTTTGGAGGCCAATGAGGCGGACAAATCCAGATGATAGAACTGTTAAAATAATAGTTGGTAAGATAAAAAAGCAAAGGCTTGTAGGTGTACCGGGTGAAATAATTATGTTTTATAGCCCTGAAAAGAATCAATATTTTGAAACAATGGATTGAAAACGGCATCCTTTAAAAATATAGTAAATATGTCAAACGAAGCACAAAACCAGCCATTGCAGCTACCTGATGTTAGCGAGCGTTTTTTCTTATGCGATTGTAATCGTGAGGCTTTATTGCTTACTCGATTTGTAAATGATTTTGATAAAGAAATTTACTTGTCAATTTACACTATTGGACAATTCCAGAAAAAGCCAAACATCTGGAAGCGATTAAAATATTGTTGGTATCATTTGAAAACTGGTAAAAAGTATGAAGACCAAATAATACTTAATAAATAAATTTGCATAACACTTTAAAAATCATTAATTTTGCAGCATGGAAAAGAAAATACAAATAGGCTCATATATTCATACATTAGTAAAATATGAGCCTATACAAAGATTAAAATACCCAATGCCGGCATATAGAAAAAACTATGGATGGGCATTGAAAAAAGTAGAAAAGATTGAAAAAGACAATGGTATATAGACAAGTCGATAATCAGATTTTGGAAAACAAAAAGCTGAGTGTAAACTTGTCCCTATCAAACAAAGAAAAAACAAAACACGATTTTTATAAGATTTATTTAAACTAAAAATGAAAAACAACGTATAACCAGAAAAACAAACAACAATGAAAAAACTAATGTTATTATTCGCAGTAAGCCTGATAATTTCAGCATGTGAAAAAGAAGTGATTGAAAAACAAACCGAGCCTAAAGTAGAGCAAAAAATATATCATAACATCAAAGTCTCTTTTGATGAAAAAAAATGGTATTCTTATGTACTTGAAGAAAAAGAAACTTTAGTCTTTAAAAATACAGGCAAAGACGAATATTGGCGAAAATACCATATAATTGCCAAAGATGAAAAGACAATCGTTAAAGATACTTTTCCTCTGTATAAAGAACGGAAAGTATTCTACTATAATGGACAAATTAAAATAAAAGAATAAAAGATATTTTTATCTGAAATTATGCCAGCACCATTAGGAAATAAATATGCACTCGGAAATTCGGGACGTTCAAAATTATATGAAACGCCTGAAGATCTTGAAAGAGATATTCAAAGTTATTTCGATACAGTCGATAGCAAAAAGCATAGGCAATTGGTAACTATTACAAAAAATGGTGACGAGATTTATAAAGAAAAGGATTATCCATATACGATAGAGGGGCTTTGTTTGCACTTATATATAACACCTCAAACTCTTATTAATTACAGAAAGAAAAAAGGTTATGAAGAGTATTTTGAAATCGTTAAGCGTGCAATACTAAAAATACGTAATCAATATATTCAACTTGGGTTAGTTGGTGATTACGAAAATAAACTTTTACAATTTGTATTAATTAACATTTGTCCTGAAGAATATAAAAACAAGATTGAAGAGACTAAAAAAGGTGACATGAAACACCGTCACACTATTGAAGTAACCGAAAAGCAGGCTAAAAAGATTGATGCATTTTTTGAAAAAGAATAATGTTTACCTCAACGTTTGAAAAAATATTAGATGCTTATAATGATGGTTATCGGTATATCATATCAAAGGGAGGCACAAGAAGCGGAAAAACTTATGCTGTACTTCAACTGCTCGACTTAATTTTACATAAAGAAAAACCCAGAGTTATAACGACCGTATCACATTCGCATCCTCATTTGGTTGGAGGGGCAATTAGAGACTATGACAATATTCTAATGGCTCAGGGTATTATCCCGGACAATATAAGGACAAAAAACCCTTATGTCTATTCTTATGGGCAATCTATCCACGAGTTTATTGGATTTGATAAACCTGGTAAAGCTTTAGGGGCTGCCAGGGATATACTTTATGTGAATGAAGGCAATAAAATGAACTGGGACGTTGTTCACCAGCTTATCCAACGAACGAAAGAAACTATTTTTATAGACTATAACCCGGCTAATAAGTTCTGGGTTGACCAGCAAGGATTAAGTCAACGAAGTGATGCAATAGTATTAACATCAACTTTTCGTGATAATTACGACAATTTGACAGACGGGCAAATTGAAGACTTGAAAGAAGCGAAAAGAAAAGCTAATGAAGAAAAAGCAAGGGGGATTTACGGATATTGGTCTAATTGGTGGAGTGTTTATGGTGAAGGACAAGAGGGGCAAGTTGAAGGAGCTATATACACTAATTGGAGTTTAGGGCAGTTTGACGACACTTTACCTTATGGTTATGGATTGGACTTTGGCAGTAGAGACCCGGACGCGTTCATCAAAGTAGCTGTTAACAGGCAAGAAAAGAAAATCTATTGCAAACAGTTGATTTACAAAACAGGTAATTCAACAGAACAACTTTCAAGTCTTATTAATCAGAATTATGAATCAGGTAAATTGATAGTTGCCGATAGTGCAGGGACAAGGACAATAACAGACCTTAAAGGGCGAGGGTTAAACATTATCGCAGTTGAAAAAGGTGCTGGTTCTATTTTGGACGGGATAAAACTATTACAGGGATATGACATCATAATAGACCCTACAAGTCAAGATTTGATAAATGAAATTAGTTCATACATTTGGTTAGACAAAAAGGGAGAAATACCTATTGACAGTAATAACCACTTATTAGACGCATTGAGATATTATGCTACAACTGTAATAAAGGCAAAGCCAACATTTAAAGGACATCGAGTATTATGATAACACTACGAAAATACATAGAACTTGAAGACAAAAGCGAAATAGACTTTTTGATAAAGTACTCGGGTTTGTTTAACATGCCAGTTGATACGATTGGAATAGGTGATTTGACAGAAAGAACTTTTGGAGAGGTCAAAGATTTGCAATACGAAATAGATAAAGGATTGTCATTTTATGAGGCTCTTAAATGGTTTGAAAAGTTTAATCCTGAAATTTTAAAGACTATAAGGATTGATAAAGCTTGCCAGTCGTTTCGATATCTTGTCAAAGAAATAAGCCGGATAAATGAAGTTGAAAAAGAACTACTATCCGGGGCGGTCAAAGCTGAATACATTGAGGCCGGCATAGAAGAGCTTAACCAATTGGGAGTTTACTTGCAAATTAGGCAAATAGCTATAACGCTTCACTACTCAATTGAACAGGTTAAGGCAATGCCGTATAATGATGCTTTGTTAGAACTAATAACCCAAAAAAGGATATCAGATTTTGAAAGTAGATTGCAAGAAAATAGAATGAGAAAGGCAAAATAAAATTTGCAAAATAAAAATACTTGGATTATATTTGCTCATGCTTTGACGGAAGCGAAAAAATATTGGTTATTAACCCTGAAGCCCTTAGTCGTATCCGTCAATACTTCTAAGGGCTTTTAAATTAAACAGTTATGAAAAACATTAGAACATTAAGAGAAGATTTAATTTTAGCTTATGAGCAATTCAGAGCTAAAGAAATTGGCATTGAAGAAATTAAAAATCTTGCCAACATGTCAGGTAAGATTATTAGCAATGCAAAGGCTCAGCTTGAATACAACAAGTATGCAGGTAGTAAGAAAAAGATTGATTTTTTTGAAGATGGGAAGTAAATGTTGTGCAGTATGCGGAAAAGAATTTAGCCCTACGAATAATAGGGCTAAATATTGCGAATATTGTAGGTTATGTATTAAAAAAGACCGCAAAAAAGCTTATAGGCAAAGCGAAAAAGGTAAATCTTATCATAAAGCTTATTATAAAGCATGGATACAAAGTGAAAAAGGTAAAATTTCCGATAAAGCTTATAGAAACAGTGAAAAAGGTAAAGCTGTTAGAAAAGCTTATTTTAAAAGTGAAAAAGGTAAAGCTGTTATAAAATCTTACAGGCAAAGTGAAAAAGGTAAAGCTGTTAGAAAAGCTTATTTTAAAACTTATCAACAAAGTGATAAATATAAATCTATTATAAAATCTTACAGACAAAGTGAAAAAGGGAAAGCTACTTCAAAAGTTAGCAATCAAAAAAAAATATTAAATATGAAATCATATTATCTTAATCAATTAGGTATTCCCCCCGAACTCCACGATTTGAAACGCGCCCAATTACAACTATTAAGAGCCTGCCGAGAGTAGGCTTTTTTTATGTAAAAATTTTTCTTACAAAAAAAGATAATTTCATCTTAATATCTTTATATCTTTGTAAAAAAAGATAAATGGTAAAGTTTGACATCATCGGGGCTTTGAAAACTTATGCAGACGCTAATAATATGAAGTTTCTTAGTGGTTCAGCATGGTTTCAAAACTACGAAAGCGATGTTGAAAGTTATGACAATGGGGAGCTTGTATTAGGATGTGATTTTAATTGCCAACCTACTTACTCACGGGGGCAAGTGCAATCAATAAGGTATTCAGGTGTTTTAATGTTAGGTAGGAAGTTTGAAGAGTTAGGAGGTTCAGGTTCAAATGTAGATGAAACGTTTTATCAAAAATACGTGTTGAGATTACAGGAGCTTACAACAGAACTCGATATATTAATTCGTGAATTTATTTGCGCTAATGAACTG